TTTATACTGTAAACTTGTTATAAGTTTATTAAAAAAGTTCGTTCAATTTTTTAGTAGAAGGTCTTTCCTTGCTACTATCTTCTTTTAATCCGGCAAAGGCATCATATGATTTAGGAGCTCCTTGTGATTTCTTTACCATCCAGTCTGTTCCTTCTAGAATCTTTTCCATCTGAGTGATATTGGAGAACTCTGGTAAAACATTTCTATCTGCTTCAATATTATTATAAATACCCTTTTGAATTGCAAGGGGGATAGTGTTATAGTGAAGAAGGACTAGATCTAGGTTTTGATTAAATCTAATTCTAATTTCTCTGGGATCAGATTTACCAACAACTCTATAAATAATATCTACTAGTTTATTTACCTGACCTCTATTGAAAAAATGTTCTATTGTAAATTCGCTTTCTTCTTTCTTGTATTGTTCTAAGATCTTTACACAGTGCTTTTCTGTAAGTGAATAGTTTCTGATTTTGCCATTAGAGCCAGCTTTAGTCCATGTAATCACTGAAGGAATATTATCTGATTTGTCACCTTGTAAGATTTTACCGAATACAAAATCGTCGCAGTTAATTTCTTGAACTTCTACTCTGTTCTTATCCATCCATGCTTGGAAATCTTCTTTTAGCTTGTCGTATGTAGCTTCTTCTGAGGCAATATTAAATAATAGTTCGTCATTAGTCATGGCAGATGTTTTTCTAGATGCCATTACATCTTCGAAACCTTCAAAGGCAATAAGCTTTTTCTTAGAATTATAATACCATAGGGTATATGCATCTGTTGCTTGATTGTAATTTACAAGTTGAATTAAATCTCGATCACCTGTCCATGCAATGCAATTTTTACCTTCGCTATTTAATTGAGTAGACCATCCGTACATTACGTCATCTGCTTCTGCACCCTGTACTTGGTGAATAATAACACCCTTCTGTTCTAGTATTTTTTGCCATTCGGCATAAACGCCGAAGACTGCTTTCCAATTAATAGAATCGTCATGTGTTCTAGTTCCTTTATACTGTGCATCTGGAAAAAGATCTTTACGCCATGATTTGGCATCTACTGCAACAACAATTTGATCTACAAAAGGAGCCATTTTACGAACCTCTGATGCGAAGTCAATACATAGCTTTCTCATAAGCTGAGATTGGGATTCTTTATCACCTAGCAATTGTTTGCCTTTAGGCCTTGGTAAGACAAATAATCTACTGTGTAAAAAGTAGTTACCGTCAATTAATAGTGTATGTTTTCCTAGTTTCATGTTTAATCGTTTATTTATATTACTAATATAAGCAAAATTTCTGAGATAAAAAAATATTTCAGCAATTAATTTCTAATTATTTCCTGTAGTTTATATACGCAGCTTAGCATTGTTATTACAGGGTCAATCACATGAACTCTTTGTGCTTGATGTTCTGCTACAGTTACTGCAATTTGAGGAATATGCCTAGCGCTATTTCCTTTCTCGGATTGAATATAATCTATGAATTCTGCTCCTAGTGTTTGAAGAATCTCATCTGTTCTATTTGAGTATTCACCCACTAAATACTTATAGTTTTTAACAGGATCAGTTTCATTAAAGATTAATTCGAAAACATCCTTATAGACTGAGTTAAACTTTTTAACATCGTTTAATGTAATCTTGCTCGTTCCTTCTGACTTATATCCTTGCAATTTATTAAGCGTTGAGCGGAGATCTGGGAAGTTCCTACGGACAAATTCAACCAATGCTGGTTTTTCTATTGTCATTTCTTCTTTTCCACATATATCATATACTCGTCTAATATATTTCTTTGTTAATTCGCTTTCTTCTTCTTTATCGAAATCAAAATTAATTACTTCAAACCTTGAAAGAATTGGATCTGGAATTTTATTTACATAATTACAGGTTGCAATAAACCTTGAATTAGATGCAAATTGTTCCATAGTAGCACGAAGTGCTTTAAAGAATTGATCAGATACACCGTCTACCTCATCGAGTATGACTACTTTCATTTTACCTTGATCATCTAAGATAGACATAGTAGAACAGAAATCCATGATTCTGGTTCTAATAACATCCACTGAAGTGTCAGTTGAAGCGTTGATATAAATATAAGGAAGTTCGAATTGCTTAACAATCGCCTTCGCAGTAGATGTCTTACCGGTACCAGGGCTTCCAGCCAAGAGTACATTTTGAGTTAGACCATCTTTAAATTTTGACATTACTCTTTCTGGTAAAATCAATTCGTCTAAGTTGCTTGGACGATATTTTTCTGTGAACAGTGTGTGAACCATGTAAATTTGTTTAATAATTATACATAATATAGCTGTTTTGTTTCACGAATAAATACTATATGGCATATAATAAAAAATATCCTAAATTGGAAAGGGTTTCCCCTCATTCTCCTTACTCTAATAGATTTGGAATTAAGTTATCAAATCTTGCAAGACAACAGAAGAGACTATTAATAGAAAATCCTATCCTAGGTGAAAGATGTGAAAGCGATCAGTTCGTTCATATCATATTTAATATCTGTCAACATAGATATACTTCTTCTAAAAATAAGTATTATTATGATTGGTCTACTGATTCTTTTGTAAAGATGGAAGATCTTAAAGAAAACTATAACACCATAGACTGGATCTGTGCACTATCTAATAAACCTATCAGATCCAAGACAGATGACTTTAGCATGCAAAACTTTGTTCATCCAGAGTATCATGATGCACTGCTGGCTCCAATGGTGGATAGCAGAATCCTTAAATCATCGATTGAGTTTCGTAAGCACATAAAAAAACTCCTATTGAATCAACAACAGGAGTTTCTAAATTTAGCTCGTAAAAATTCTAAAAAGAATTTAGATTAGTTTAGAGAAACGATCTTTAATTGAAATAGACTCCTGTATTAAGGATTCCATTTCCATTTTTCTAAGATCAGATTCAAATATTAACCCTAATTTAGTATTATTTAATTGCCAAGATTCTTTTGCAAGAATTTTAGCTTTAAGTTCTTTTGCTTTTTTAAGCTTTGCTTCATCTCCACTCTCTTCTGCCTTTACAATAACAGCATCAACTCTTTTGGTCATTCCTTCTTTTGAGTTATCTGCCTTATCGACTTCTTCCGTTTCTTCTTCAGGAGATTCTTCTTCATCATCAACATCAGTTCCGAATGCATCGAAATCATCTTCTTCCTCAGGGGCTTCAGTTTTCGTAGGCTCTGTTTCTGGAGTTTCTTCTGGAGTCTCAGTTGGAGTTTCTTCTTTCTTCTTTCCTTTTTCTTTTTCAGCTTTTATTTGTTCTAGCTCAGCTTTAACTTTTTCGTCGTTTTTAGCTGCATCATCTAGCTTCTTAGCATTTTTCTCTTGCTCAGCTGTTATTTTATCCATTCTCTCCTTTTGAGCCTGTTTAGATTTTGTAATTCTTTCTTTTAAATCTTTCTTAGTCTCAGCACTCATCTTATCTCCCCATGCATCTAGCTTATATTCGGAAACTTCTGTCGTGATTTGATCTCTCATATCAGCGATTAACGTTTTAACTTTTCCAGATCCAAATCCACTTACCTTTGAATATTTAACTTCTAATGAAGATCCATATTCCGTAGCAGCTGAATTAATTCCATCTTTTTTCTGCCTCATAGATTCTATTTGATTATCTAACTTGGCTTTCATTTTTTGAAGTGCTTTTTTCTTATTTGCTGCGCTTGCCTTAGCCTTTACATCATCTCCAGCTTCTTCAATTGATTCAGTAGTTGAAAGTTCTCTTCTTTTATCCTCTAAAGATAATACTGCAACTTCCATTTTAACGGTTTGCATTTTTAATTTCTTTAATTTAGAATAATCTTTTTCTGCTTCTTTAATGGTCTTTTTATTTTTAGCACCATCCTTTATAGCCTTTGCACCTAAACCAACTGCACCAATAACTGCCGTTAATCCTAGAACTGCTCCCATAATAATAGGATCTTCCATAAGCACCTGTCCCATAGGATTTGCTTCATTTAATGGTTGATCTTCTGATTCCGTAAGTTGATCAGAAAGTGTTTTTAGAGAATTGATAATATCATCACAATCTTGCATCATTTTAGAATAACCCTCTTCTCCCGTTGCTTCCGGAGAGGCTATGGCAGTAGTTGTATCTGATTCTATTGAAGTTGATGATTTAGCTACAGGTATATTATCTTCAGAAGCTTCATCTATTGAATCAGCTTTTTTTGTAGAATTATACCATTGTTCAAATGTTTTCATCTTTTATATTGATTTGTTTATAAACTTATAGTCTATATATCTGTTTAAGTTTCAACGAAACAAAAAAAGGTCCTCTAAAATAGAGGACCTTTAATATTAAAATCTAAAAGTTAGTTCTAATTAAAGAGATAATGCTTTAACATTATATGTAACATATTGAGTTTCTGGGTGGAAACCTGCTTCAACTAATGCGAATCTAGATTTAACAGCAACTTTAGGAGCCATAGTTCCTTCAGCGATTGTTTGTACTGATTCAGCCATTAAGTAAGGCATGAATACTAATCCAGGACCATTACCGTCACCTTTTCTACCAACTACTACTTCGTAATCAGCATTATCAGCTCCCCATGCTTGTCTTGGGTCAGTGTATACATTTACACCAGCTACAGAACCTACTGGGTAGATTGCACCTGCTGCTTGTGATAATGTGTTAGCCATTGGGTTAGCAACGAAACCAGCAACTGATTGTAAAGCTGTAGCCACTTTAGGACCTACAACACAAAAGTTACCAGCACCTCTTCTACCTCTGTTTGCGATAAAGTTCGCAGCAGCAAGGATTGAAGTTAAGATTCTTCTATGGTTAGAAGCGATAGTCTCACCACCTAATGTACCAGCACCTAAATTACAGTCTAAATTTACATTAGCAGCTGTAACGTTAGCTTTACCTAAAGAATTAAGTTTAGCTAAGATTAAGTTGTTGATTGACTGAGTTAATTCGTTAGTTAATACTGACTCAACTTGAGCAACAGCATCTACACCGAATTGTTTAAGATCTTGTACTTGTTCTCTAGTAACTGCAGCAGCAACTTGGAAAGTTTCAGCAGCAACACTTTTTGAGAATAAAGAAAGACCCATAACTTTGTCAGGAGTTTGTTCACCTACACCTCTTGAGAATGGGTTACCATCTTCGTCAGCAGCAGCGAATCCTTTAATATGATCTTCTAAACCTTTTACTAATTCTACTGATTTAACAATAGCGATAGTAGCATCATCTGCATCTACTTCAGTATCTAGTGCGTTGATTGCATCAGAAACAGAAGTGTTAGCTACTAATTCATTTGCAACTTCAGTAACTTTATAGATATCCATGTTGTCAATTCTAGAAGAACCAACCCATGCAAAATAAAATCCTGAATTATCTTTACCATCTACCTCAGCTTTAGCAGCGTCAGTTTTGATGTAAGTTGGAGCAACATCTCCAGCTAATTTACCACCTTCGTAAACGAAGTCTAAGTAAGATAAAAGACCCATTGGTCCAGCCATTGGTACAACTGGTACTAAGTCTAAACCTATAGTTTGTGCAGCAACTTGCATTGCTAATGGTAATAATGTAGGAGCTTTATCACCTGAACCGTCTGCAGTTGCAGAAGGTAAAGATACATTACCCATACCGTAGATGTTACCAGCAGTCCCTAAAGACATAAGGTGTGCATCTTCGTAAAGTTTGTGGTTATGACAGTATTCTGACATCCACGCTAGTTTTTCTGCTTCGTTGATACCTGTAGCTGATTCGATGATCGGAGCCCAAGTTTCTCTAACTTCTGCAGAGTTAATTAAATTTGCCATTTTATTATTTGTTTTTTTTTAATGGTTGTTTAAATTTGATCGATTGAACGATCTTCTCGATGTTTGTCAGATTTTTTCTTCTTATCTGATTATCGATATACTATATATTGTTATTATATTTACGTTTTTTACGTTTTTCCTAAAATATTAAGATATTACTTGTTGAATCTCTTATTAATAGACTTCTTAACATCTGTTAAATCATATAAAGGTTTCTTCTCTTCAGTTACAACATTAGCTTCATTTACTGATTCTACTTTTTCCATAACAACTTTGACATCTCTAAGATCTCTAGTTTGCCAGAAGTTTCTTACTTGGTAAGCAGTTTCTAGTTTATGGTATTTAGATTGAGCTAAAAGGGCTGTTTTCTTGTTGTCTGATAATTTAGACCAAGTTTCTTTATATTCCTCTGGCATCATTTCAATAACGCTAGGTTCGTTAGTTTTAACGCTATTTATTAATGAAGAGTTCCATAGTGTAAGAATCTGTCCTTCAGTTAAGAATCCTTTTCCTTCGATTGATTTTAATACTTTAGATTGATCTTCAGTATTTAATTCGTTATATTCTGATTTCTTAGCTTCAGAAATAAATCTAAAGAAATGAGGGTTAGTATTTTCTTTAACAGTTGCTTTTTCGATTAAAGCAGATAATTTAGAACTAATTTCAGATTTGTAAGCATCTAATGAATCTACAGTTTCTTCTACTGCTTCAGTTTCTTCTTCTTCAGTTTCTTCTACTGCTTCAGTTTCTTCTACGAATTCTTCTGCATTTTCTTTATCTTCAGCATCAACGTCTTCAACTTTAAAAGTTTCTCCGTCTACTGTAAATTCTTTTTCTCCGTCTGCGATTGCTTTAGCTCTTGCAGCACCGAATGCATTTCCTTCTTCAACATCATCTTCAGTTTCATCTTCAGTTTCTTCAATTGCTTCAGTTTCTTCAGAAATTTCTTCGTCACCAGCATCATCGACAGTGTCTTCTAACTCATCTTCTAACTCGTCAGATTTGTCTTTAACTTCTGCGCCATGATCTAATTCCTTATCTTCAGCATCAACTGTAGGTTCAGTAACATCTTTAGAATCGTCTTCATCTTCAATTTCTTCAACTTCTTTACCAGCTTCATCTTCTAGTAATAAGTTAGAATTAACTGTTTCTGCAACGTATTCTGCGTATTCAGTAACTTTTTCTAAATTTTCTTTTAAGTATTCAATATACTTTAATAAGCCTTCATGAGTTGTTGCACCTTCATTATAAGATTCTGCTAAGTAATTAGTATATTCTTTAATTGATTCAACACCTTCAGCAACATGCTCAGTATATGCAACGCTATTATCTAATTTCTCAGATATTTCGTTATTTGTAGTTATTGTATTATCTAAGTTTTCAGCAAGGTATGCAGAATACTCGATAGTCTTTTCTAATTTCTCAGCAAGATAGTTTGAATATTCTTTAACGCTTTCAACTTCAGACTTTACAGATTCATCACTATTTAAAGATTCCATTCCCTCTTTAATAGTTTTTATTTCGCTTGATAAATACTGTGAATATTTATTGAAATCATCAGTACTTACGAATTTTGATTCAGCCATTTTGTTTTCAGTTTTATTTTCGGTTGTTAAAAGTTCTTTTGTTTGTCCAATTTCATAAATTTGAATACTAGAATCGTTATCAAATCCAAAAGATTCATTAACTCTTTTTAATTCTGCATTCTCAAAACCAGGATCTGCAACTAAGTCATAAGTAAATAATTGCTTAATCTTAACTGTCCCGTTAGATTCAACTGTACCAGCTGCTCTAGATGAAATTTGCAAAGGAACACCAGCATCAACTAGAGCTTTAGCCTGACGGCCAGCTTCAGTATCAAGTAATCTGATTTTCCCTTTTACTTGTTTTGTTTCACTATCATAAGATAATTCTTCAATAACGTGAGATACATTTTTTAAAGATACATCAAATGTCTGTGGGTGATCTAATTCTCCTAAAAGTTTAGAAGAACCTATTTTAGATTGAAGAGCTTCAATTTGTGGAACATATTCTGACTCAGTATAGATTCTATTATTTCTATTCTTTTTGTCAATTTCTCCAAATATACCCTCAAGGACATAAGCCCCGTCACCATCTTTTTTGAATTCTAATTCGCTAGATGATCTCTCTAGGATTAATAGATTGTTTTTTGTATTCATATATTTTAATACTATGTTTGTTGTTTATATATCTTTTGAAGAATAATGATTTTTCATTTTTTCTATATTTCTAAGTCTCCTAATTCATCTTCTAGACCGGTGTCGCCTTCTCCACCGCCTTCTTCGCTCTTTTCTGCTTCCTCTTCTTCTGTTTCTTTAGCTGTTTCTTCAGTTTCTACTTCTAAATATAGTTTAACTAAAGTTTGCATATCTTCTTCTGTAAAGGCGTTATTTCCATATTCTTTATAAAAATACTCTTTAAATTCCTTTTCAGTTTTACTAGTCTTTATTACTCCAATGATTTCGGCTGATTTTATCTTTTCACCTGAATCTAATAGAAGATCATCTACTATTACATCGGAATCATCTCCGACCTCTATAGCACCTTCCGCTAAATTAATGTAATTGTTAAATGTTTTTAAGTGTTTCATTGCTAGTTATATATTCTTTTTTCTAGAATCCCATGTCCATTGGATCTACTTCAGGTTCTTCAGCGTCTTCTGCTGCTTGTCTTTGTTTGTATGCTTCGTTTGAAGCTTTGTCGTCTGGTGATAATTTTAAGTATCTGTCTACTAAGAATTCCATATCGAAGTAAGGCATTTCTTCCATGGTAACTGGATCGGTTTTCATTAGAGAATCTTGCATTGTAGATATAAAGTCTAATCTCTTCTCCATGATTTCCATTTGTTTTAATTCAGCAAACATGTTTTCTTCATTAAATTGAATAGCTATTTGCGTTTTGAAACCTGCATCATCTTTAAATTCAGGGAATTTAAGACACATTTGTAACCATAGTGGTTTTACTAAAATCTCCTGGAAAGTAGATCTTAGTCTTTTAATAAATTTAGAGAATTTAATTTCATCTCTAATCATACCATCGGCTGCTAGGTTAAAGTCTCCTCCACCATCTTCATACATAAATCTATTAAATGGAATTTTAGAAACCATTTTTAATTTATCATTAAAGTATTTAAGTGCTTCAGTATCTGATAATTCAGGACCTTCTCCTCCTAGAGTTTCAATCTCTGGAGATTCACCTTCCTTGGATGGTAACCAATATTCTTTGTTAAATTGTAGCATTGGTTTTCCATTAGTTGCTAATGTAGCTGAATCCCAATCAAAATCTACAACTTCTTTATAATTACCCATTAACTGTGCAAGAGATTGTTTTGCTCTTGTCTTAGATTTACCACCAACTGGGATAATAAACTTCATTCTATAAGAAGAATTCGTAACTGCCCAGATAACTCTGGTATGTTCCATAATTCTCATTAGGTTAAATGATCTTATAAGTCTTTCTAGGTAACTTACTCTCGAGGCAGTGGTTATTGAAGAATAAGAAAGATAGATGATCTGTGCATCATATAGAACTCTTTCCTTAACTGGATCGTCCTTAAATTGAACCCATACTTTTTTACCGTCATCTTTATTATAACCTGGCATTAATGTAATAGGATCTATTTCTTTAAAACCTATAATCTGATCTTGTTCTGGATTGTAAATTATTTCAAAAGACAAATATCCATCAATTAGGAATTTTCTAAAGAAATACCATGCAGATTGATCAGAATTAAATCCAAAGTATTGGTAAATATCTCTAAAGGATTTATTTAAGTATTTGCTAACTTCTTCCGAAACATCCATTCCAATAAGTTCTGGATTTCCGATAAAGTTTTTATTATCATATACTATTGATTCATCACATAGGATATCTAATATATCTTCTATTTCATCATGAGTTGAAAATTTTCTTAGTTCATCTCTTTTACCTTCATAACCTTGGTCGAAGAAAGGGATGTTTTTCCTCATGGTAGTGTCTGCCATCGATAATGCAGCAAACGCACCATACATATTGTCGTCATCTAGACCCATCTGATTCATTTGGCCGTAACCAAATTCATCCTCTACGGGACCTATTGCCTGTGATTGTCTTAAGACTAAATCATCATAGAACATACCAAAAGACGAAAGTCTTTTTAGTGTGTCGCTGAGGGTGAATGATCTTTTACCAGTGCTTAGTGGTCCATTTCTTTCTATAAATCCTGCCATGTGTTAAATTTACAATTGTATTATACTTCTCTTTATATATTCTTTTTTCTACGATGATCTTCAAATAACTTAATTAGTTGCTGTTTATTAATTCCCTGTAAAGAATCAAAGTCGCATATTGCCATTTTACACCAATCCTTATATGCAACAACCGCTTGGTTTTTCTTACTAGAAGGCTTGTATCTTCTTATTGCAAAATCATAGCCAAATGATTCTAGATATCTCTTTGCTCCCTTATATGAAAAAGTTGGCAAACCTTTCTGTTTTTTAGCATCTTCCTTTTTAGAAGCAGATTTAATAGAAGACTCATATCTGTTATAAATCTCATCTAGAAATTCTTCTCTAAATTTAGGAGGTAGCATTGTTATGTTTATTCCTATATCATCGCCATCGTACGGATCTAATGCAAGAACTACTGGATTATCATCATACCATTGGATATCTTTAGTTATTGGTGTATATTCAAACACGTACATTTTACCTGGTATAAATCTAGATCTAATAGATCCTACTGCTTTTTCCTTATTATCTTTAAGGCTTTTTTCAAACCATTGGTTTGATTCCCTAGAAGCCTTAGATTTGCCTTTACCTTTTACTAATTTTTTTATTTCTTCTTTAATATAACCCATTAATGATAGTATCTTCTGTAAGAACTATAAAGTTCCAATTTCTTTGAAAGCAGAATTCTTTAGCTGCATTATATTTATCCATATTTTTAACGTATTGCTCTGCTAAAAATTTATAAGATTTAAGAGCCTTCTTAGAGTTTACCTTAGGTGGCTCTGGTTTTTGTATTTGTTGTTTAGGTTTTATTTCTACTAGATATTCTTTAGTAGTTTCATCCGGCTGAATTGCCTTAAAATAAAAATCAGGGTAATATTTTCTTTTAGTAGAATCCTGTCTTGACCAATACGGTATTTCAACAGGTTCACTTGACCATATACTTATCTTTTCATTTTTGTCACACCACATCATAAACTTACGTTCCCAGGAACTCCTATATATGATAGGAGTAGGTCCTGCATATTTAGAAGGATTATTAGGTTTATAATAACCTTGATTGAATCCTGAATTTTTAGTTGGTTTGACATTCTTTATTGACATTAGATGCTATAAATTCCTGTTTGATTTTCAGAGTTACCTGATCCCTTGTCTATAGATAAAGTTCCTTTATATTTTTGAGGGTGAATCTTATTCCATCCTTTTGCATATCCTCTCTTTGCTATCTCCGTGAAATAAGCAAATGCATTTGGATATTTAGGATTGAAATTTCTCCAATATTTTAAAAGGTCTAATATAGCAAATTGCAGGCAATCGTTCCTATCATCCTCACTAACATACCTCATTCTATTGATCGCCTTTTCCGCTAAGAGAATTAGCATTTTTTCAGCATCTCTTGTTAATTTATCCTGTTCCTTTGAAAGGACCATCTGATCAAAGAGGTCTCTGTTATTTAAGTAGTTTTTTGATTTTCTTCTTTTAGCCACAATGTTGTTGGTTTATTTATAGAGATTATACTCAAAAATGTTAAAAAGTTTATTAACCTAAAAAAGGGACCAATGGTCCCTTCTCTATTTTACGATGATACGTCTTATGCGCTTAAAGCTTCGATCTTATCTTCCCATACTTTGATCTCTGAATTAATTAAAGCATCAGCAGCTTTAATTTCTTCAATTGATTTATCAGCTTCAGCTAATAAACCTCTTTGATCTTTTAAGAAAGAAATCATATCTTCATACTTTACCGTTTCTTCAGATATCTTAGCAATTTCTAAAGCTTCTCCTTCTAACATTTCGATTACTATAGATGAAGCGTCTTCTGTTGTTTCTTCTTTAATATAAGATACTGCTTCATTTGCAGTGGCTTTAAAGAATTTAGATAATTTGGTGTCTTCGTTGAATCTTGAAATAAATAGACTTTCATCTAATTTAAATAAATCAACAGTGACACCTCCCTTCTTAAACGTAGTAGCGAAGTCTAAATGCATGAAGTTTTCTACAATTGTAGGAAGGTTTTCAAATAATTCAGCTTTATTTTTGTTTTCATATCTAACTAGTCCGCTGGCTAATACGTATGTTGAAAAAGATTCTGAAATCAAAGAAGATCCGTTGTGGAAAGTTCCTTCTTCGATATTATAAATAAATTTTGAACCTTTATTATACCATTTGATATCGTTTCCTACCATATCAAAGTTTTCAAATACAGTAATTGCATTTAAGAACTCTTTATTAGTTGGTTTTTCGATAATTTCAATGTTGTTTTCTTTTATTTCGTATGCTCT